CCGGGTGGTGGCGAAGTATTATTATATTATTCCCTTTTAAAATTTAATACGTTCCATAATACAAAACATTTAAGTGGATATATTGCTGGAGCAATTCCGCCGATCCAAGAAGGAGATTCTCCTGAAGTTGAACACGAAAAAAAAGAAAGATTAAATGAATATCATATTGGTCGTGGAGCAAGAGTTGTTGAAGATTCGAATGGTAATCGTGAATTTACTTATTCATATCCTGATATTTTAGATAATTGTGATAGATTAGTAAATGTTGGTGGATTAAGATTATTAGAAGCAAAAAGAGTTCCTCTTCCTTCTTCTGAATTATAATAATCTATGTATTACTATATGGATATGGATATGGATATGGATATGGATATAAAACAAGGATTTATCAACAAAAGTAAAATAAAATATGTCGTTTCCAATACTAAATGTGGTGATGAAGTCGTAGCCTTAATAAGAGTGAATGTTGGTTCTCGCGATGAAAAAGATCACATTAAAGGAATGTCACATATCTTAGAACACATGTTTTTCCGAGGGTCTGAGAAATATCCCACGCAAAATGATTTAACAAGTGTTTTATATCGTTGTGGTGGGGGATTTAATGCTTATACATCGAAAGATTCAACCGTATTTCATATTACAGTCTCTAAGAAATGCATTGAAGATGGTTTGGATGTTCTGTCGGATTCCTTTTACAATTCATTATTCAGAGAAGAGGATTTAGAAAAAGAAAAAAAAATTGTGATCAATGAAATTAATGATTATTTATCGGATCCATCAACATTAATGGAATACGGATTGAGCGAATTAATGTATAAAGGAACTCGTTTAGAAAAAGATATTGCAGGATCCGTAAAGACTGTGAAGAGTATTGATGTTGATATGATGAAAAACTTCATCAATACTTATTATCAAAATGATGTTGCCGTATCTATTTCAGGGAATGTTGATTGTCAAAAGATGGTTTTACTAATCAAAAAATTTTTTAAAAAAAAAGTTAATTATCCGGTTAAGAAAGTAAATAAATTAATTACAGATGATAAAAAACAAACCTTATACAAAAATCTACTCAATAAGCAAAAATCTTTTCAAATGAAATTTGTTAAGAAACCCGAAGAACAATCATTCCTAGGAATAGGATTTACCTCTTATGATCATAATGATCCTAAAAAATATCCATTAATGATTATTACAGAGATTTTAACTGGATATTTGGGAGCTGAATTATATAAAATCTTAAGAGGAGATAAAGGGTTGGTTTATGGAGTCCATTCGGGAATAGATACATTTATAGATACGGGTGATTTCACAATAACTTGTAGTACTGAGAATGATTCGGATAAAGTAAATCAGTGTATCGTGATTATTTTAAATGAATTAAAAAAAATAAAGACAGGAGAAATTAATGATAAATTATTCGCTGATACGAAAAAAAATTCAATTATTACGATCAAGAATATGAAATATTCACCAGGATCATTAGCAATTAAGTATGCGGATGATTTGATTTATTCTGGAAAGATAATAACATTAGAACAATTACAAAAGAATGTTAAATCAGTTACAATTGAATCTATCATTCATGTTGCGAATGAATTATTTACACCTGAGAAATTATGTATTTCCTATACTGGTTCTAATTTATTACATTTAAAGTAATTTATTCATAGGAGTTGCCAAGGGAGGATTAAAGTATTGATTTAAATCATCAATGAATCCATGGAACCAATGAATCCTCCCGGTTTCATCTTGAAATTCACAATAATATTTTTTTCCTATATTATTATTATCATTGCCAAATACATCCGAATATTTATATAGGAAACCATTCCAGTTATTTTCTTTACCATATTTTTCTTGGATGATATGAATTATATTTTCATCATTTAATGTTGCTTTTGTTAGATCAGGTCCTTTGTAATTTTGATAATGTTCGCAATCAATCATTTTCTTTATTATTCTTATATAATAAATTTTTTTTTAAGTAATTTAAAGGAATAAATAAATTGTTATATAAAAAAATAAATATATTTTTAAAGTATGTCGTTCAAAGACAAACCTTTAAAAAAAATAGTCGCTGATAAAAGAGTAACTCTAGATGTTATTCATTCAGATGTTGTGAGTAATTTTAAGAAGAATAAGGAAGAGTATGAAGAAAATATAAGGAAAATGGATTCTTTAGAAAAATCTACTGAAAATTCTACTGAAAATGAATTAAAAATATTAGAAAGAGAAATCGGTAAATATGATAAGGATGAGGAAATAGAATATTATTTTGATACAGGTGAAATATTGTCTGAATATTATTCGCAAAAAAATGGAGATGTTCAACAAGAAAAAAAATATATTAGTGTGATTGATATTATGAGTAAAAAAACCCGTGATGAGAAACCTAAAAAAGATATCATTAATGAATATATGTCAAAAATTGATGATAATGTAATTCCCGAGATATATGAAGAAAATATTGATATTTGTCCTAAATGTTATAACCAACTCATCCTAAAACATACGGATTGTTTATTATTATGTGAAAAATGTGGTTTTACTGAGAAATATTTAATTAATTCTGAAAAAACATCTTACAAAGATCCTCCACGCGAATCATCTTATTTTGCTTATAAAAGAATTAATCATTTTAATGAGTGGTTAGCACAGTTTCAGGCAAAAGAAACAATTGATATCCCTCAAGGGATTTATGATGGTATTTTAAGGGAGCTAAAAAAAAATATTTTTTTAGATATTAAAGATGTTAAATATTTACACATTCGGCAAATTCTTAAGAAGCTAAAATATAATAAATATTACGAAAATATCCCTCATATTATTAATATATTAAATGGTCAGAAAGCCCCTGTCTTAACCAGACCACATGAAGAACAGTTAAGAATGATGTTTAAGGAAATCCAAACACCATTTATGCAACATTGTCCGAAAGAGAGGAAGAATTTTTTATCATATTCATATGTATTACATAAATTTTGTGAGTTAATTGAACTAGATGAATTATTAATATATTTTCCACTTTTAAAAAGCCGGGAAAAATTACAACAACAGGACCGAATATGGAAAGATATATGCACTACTTTAAAATGGCAATATATTCCTAGTATTTAGTTTTAGAATTAGAATATAATTCTATACCACATTTTCCACAATGACCTTCATTTATAATATCAGGAAATAACTTGTCAAGTATCGCAAAAGTGGTTGCTGCTAATAATCCAATGTAAACAGCATGCTCATTAATGATATTACAATTAGGAATATAGAATGTTGATCCAGCAACAACACAGAATAAGATAATATATTTTACTAAATTATTCATATTCATTTTCATTTTAATATAAAGTATATTTTAAAATTTATTTTAATTTTATAATATAATAATAATAATAATAATGTCCGAAATTCAGGTTGATAATAATTTCCAATCATCATCTATGGATGAAGCAATTCAAGAAATAAATAATGGATTTTTAAAAGACATACGGGTTGTAAATAAAGAAGGTGGGAAAATACAAATGAGAGATCCAATTATGTTCCATAATACATCCGAATCTTCTGTAAAAGGTATTATTGAAGAATCAGCATTAAGTGAAAACTTTTTTTCAGAGTTAAATATTAGATCAATTCAACAATGGTTAAGATATGAGATTTACAAAAATAAAAATAAAGTTATTGAGTATCAATCGTCCAGTGAATTAAATGTGATTATGAGATCGATATTCTTACAATTCGGTGATTCAAGAGTTCCATCTGATGAATTTATAGAACACATTCAGGATTTAAATCAACGGGTGATTGAATATTCGTTAAATGAAGTTTCAACTCAGTTGGATCAGTATAACGGATACATTGATAAATTAGAGAATCTACCTGTCCCTATAGAATTCCCTAGATACGAAAATAAAAATAACTTTACTTACGATATTTCGAATCTATTATAAAATGATCTAATCAACTTCATCAATAGTTGGTTCATTTGATTCTTCAGGCACTGACCCCATACCACTCATTCCACCCATCATTGAAGCCATGTCTTCAGGACTCATTCCATCCATTGCTTCTGACATACCTTCAGGCATCCCTTCGGCACCCATACCAGGCACACCATCTCCCCCACCTTGATGAAGTTTCGTCATAATTGGAGAAACTTTATTATTAAATTCAATATATTTTTTATCATAGTCTTCTTTTTCATGATCTTCAACATTTAACCAAGGTTCAATATCATTTAATGCTGTATTAATGGTTGTTAAATCATCTGAATCTAATTTTTCAGTAACTTTCTCATCTGAAATGGTGCTCTTAACTTGATATATGAAAGTTTCTAATTTATTCTTTGATTCAATTTTCTCTTGTATTTTTTCATCTTCCTCCTTATATTTTTCAGCTTCCTGAACCATCCGCTCAATATCTTCGGCCGTTAGACGACCCTTATCATTAGAAATTGTAATGTTATTTTTCTTACCCGTTCCTTTTTCACATGCTTCAATATTCATAATACCATTCGCATCAACATCAAACGAAACTTCAATTTGCGGAACTCCTCTGGGAGCAGGGGGAATACCATCCAATTGAAAATTACCTAACATATTATTATTATCGGTTAGGGCCCTTTCACCTTCAAATATCTGTATTGACACACCCGGTTGATTATCTTGATATGTGGAGAACGTCTGTGACTTCTTACAAGGGATTGTAGAATTCCGGGGAATTACTTTTGTCATAATCCCACCCGCGGTTTCTAACCCTAAAGATAAGGGTGTCACATCTAATAATAAAACCTGACTCGCATCGTCACCTTCTCTTGATCCACCTGAAAGAATTGCGGCTTGAACTGCGGCTCCATGGGCAACTGCCTCGTCTGGATTAATTTTCTTACATAAATCCTTACCATTAAAATAATTTGTAATTAACTCTTGGATTTTAGGAATTCGGGTTGATCCACCGACTAGAACGATTTCATCTACATCGCTCTTACTTACATTCGAATCTGATAGGACACGACCAACAGGGTCGATACATTTTTGGAATAAAGGCATACATAGTGATTCAAACTTAGCCCTTGTAATTGATGTAAATAAATCGTTTCCTTCAGCCAATGAATCAATCTCGATACTGGCAGTTGTCCCACTTGATAATGTCCTTTTTGCCTTTTCACACGCGGTCCTTAGACGTCGGGTGGCTCGTTTATTCTCACTAATATCACATTTTGTTTTCCTTTTAAATTCTTGAATAAAATGATGAACCAGAATATTATCAAAATCCTCACCACCTAAATGAGTATCTCCAGCAGTAGCCTTAACTTCGAATATTCCATCGTCAATGTTTAACAGAGAAACATCAAATGTTCCCCCACCTAGATCAAAGATTAAGACATGCTTTTCTTTATCAGATTTATTATCAAGACCATATGCGATTGCAGCAGCGGTTGGTTCATTAATAATTCTTAGAACATTTAATCCAGCAATTGATCCAGCATCTTTAGTTGCCTGTCTTTGAGAATCATTAAAATATGCCGGGACAGTTACAACAGCATCTGTTACTTTTTCACCAATAAATGATTCAGCAATCTCTTTCATTTTCACAAGGATCATTGAAGAAATTTCTTCAGGGCGGAAATCTTTTAACTCTTCTTTATATTTTGCTTGAATAACCGGCTTATTATCTTTATCTATTACACTGAAAGGAAATTGTTTAATATCAGATTGAAGTGTCTTATCATCAAACTTACGTCCTATTAATCTTTTAGCATCATAAATCGTGTTAGATGGATTCGCGGAACATTGGTTCTTAGCACCATCCCCGATTATTCTTTCTTTATCTGTAAACGCTACATAGGAAGGAGTCGTCCTATTACCTTGATCATTCGCAATGATTTCACAACGATTGTCCTTCCACCATCCAACGCAACTATAAGTTGTCCCTAAATCAATACCAATTGCTACCATTATTATTATTTTTATTATTATTATTTTTATTTTTTTAAATATATTTAAAATGAAATGTATTGTTTATTCTAATGAATGAATGAACAATTCTCTGAAGAAATTCTAAAAATAATTCATAAAAAAACATTTATCAATGAATGGAGAAAGAAAAAATTTAGAGAAAAGCCATTAATTATTTTTGGGAATAATGGAACAGGAAAAAGTTTTCTAGCAGATTATATTTTAAATGATACAACCGTAATAAAAATAGATATAGAATTCTGTAAGAATAAAGTAGGTTTTCAGGATTTCCTTAATATTTCATTTAATAAGAAGAGTATTACGATGATGTTTAAAAATGACAAAAAACATGATAATCGTAAATCTATTATTATTGATGATTTAACATATATTCAGAAAAATGATAAATTATTATTTAAATCAATATGTGATTGGACAAAGAATATAACAAATATCAAGAACCATAAAATAATATTCATTTGTAATAAAATATCAAACAAAAATATCCTTTCCATTTATAAAAAATGTTTCCCAGTTAATACTCAATTGAATCTTAACCATCTTACTTTTTTAACAGAAACATTTCTATTGAAAGATTGTGAAGTATTATATAGCAAGGAGACTATACAAGAAAACATCAGGCGATCACAATATAATTTACATACTATCAAAAATAATTTATCTTTTCACAAAAATAATGTTGATAACATTCATGAAGTAAATATAGAGCAAGAAGATACATTAGTCATTATGAAAAATCTAATCGAAAAGAACAATATTAATTATACATATCAACACTCAATGAATGATTATAGTATTCTAGGATTAAATTTCTTAGAAAATTGTGAAAACATTATTAAATTTAACCCTAAGATAAGAAATAAAACAAATTATAGTAAATTAAAAGATATTATAAAATTATATCATAGTTTAGTTCAAGGAGATTATTTATATACAATGATATATCATCAAAATTCATGGAGTAATATAGAAAATATCATTACTTTTAATGTTTATATACCATTACATTATTATATCAAACATTGTGGAAAGTTAAGCAAAGTTCCACTCATCTATAATAAGTATTTAAGTCACTCAATTATCTATATACATAATTCAAAACTATTAAAAAATAAATATAATATTAAAATTCTCTTTAAAATTTATGATTTATATTATGAGTTATATTATAATTTAAATATTTTTAAAGATAATAAGGGTGATAAAGAAAATAAAGAAAGAATAAAGAAAGAAATTAATTGTTTGTTAAAACATTATGAAATAGATATAAAAATACTCAATAAATTCATAAAATATTATGAATATTTATTTAATAAAAAAATAGATAAAAAGGTGTTTAAGGGTTTTTATTAGACCTCCTGCGTTTTTTAGACTTTCGGGATTTTTTAGACCTTTTTGACTTTTTAGACTTTTTTCTCCCTTTATTTTTCTTATAATTCATTAAATCACGGTTTGTTAATTCATACCCCCAATGCAATAATACTTGTCTTATAACAGGAGAAATAGAATAATCATTAAATTTCTTATTCTTTTTTATTATCTCATTCATTAATCTTCGTCGGAACCTTCCATTCGGTCCAACAATACCCGACCACCTTTTAATTTGTCTTGAATCGTCTTTTGTCCTTCTTCCTTTATAAAAACGACAATACCATTGAAACCATCCATACGGATCTTGTTTAATAATCCAATCTTTTGATTCCCAGTCTTCCAATGATGACCCACATTTAACACCATATTTATTTACCTTTTTATCATATTCTGGGGATATAACCATCTTTTCAATATCTATACCTTTAAACCATTCTTTAGGATATTCACGGATGACTGTTTTACCATTGTGTTTCTTACCAGTAACTCCTGAGTCAATTGTCCGAAAGTATGTCCCTCCGAATGCACCACGTTTAAAAACGTTTTTAGGAGTTACATTCGGAGTAAATTCGGGATAACCTTTGAATTTCATATTATATTATTATAATTATTATAATTATTATAATTATTTTTAGAAAATAAAATGTTTCATTGTTTTTCTAATAAATGTTCGTGGTGTAAAAAATATAAAAAAGATTCTAAAAAGATAATATTTTACTGTAAACATTATAATAAATTTATCTGTAAGTCATGTTATAATAAAATATATTTAGATATTGCGAAAATACCCTTTGAGAAACGTTTTGATATATTTGGTTATTAAAATATTATATTATAATATAATGGTTCGGATATCTAGAAAAGACACACGAAGCAGGAGAATAAGCAGAGCAAAGGGGAGCAGGGCAAAAAGGAGCAGGGCAAAAAGGAGCAGGGCAAAAAGGAGCAGAGCAAAGGGGAGCAGAGCAAAGGAAAGCAGAAGAAATACCAGAAAAACAAGGAAAGATAAGAGAAGCAGAAGACAAAAAAATAAATTAAAAGATAAAAAAATAACATCTAATAAACGAAGTAATGGACTACCGAAAATATTTGTGATAAATTTAAAGAGAGATGAAGACAAATGGTCAAAATATAAAAAGGACGATAGATATATCCGTTTCTCAGCTTGTAATGGTGTTGAAATGAGTAAAGAGAACCCTTATTTTGATAAATTACAAATCATGTGGAACGCAGCGGATAGAAAGAAGAAGTGTACTGCTGGCATCTTAAACTCTCATATGAGTATCATTAAAAAGATTGTGAAACAAAAAATCAATCAAGCATTGGTCATTGAAGATGATGCCGTGATTGATTTTAATATTTTAAAAAAAATTAATTTAAACAAACTACCCCAGGATAGTATTATTTACTTCGGTGGGACATTACATCCACCTGATACGTTTAAAAATAAAACATGGAGTCATGAAGGAATAATTAAATCATTTAAAAAAGGTATTAATAAAATAGATCCAAAGAAATTTAGAATTTTAGGTGGACACGGATATTATTTCCCTACATGGGAAATAGCAAAAGATTTATTAGATAAAGTTGATTCTAAAAAAAAAATGAGAGCATTAGATTCTGAAATGGTCAAATTACAAAGAACAGGTGATATTAAATATTTCTACTATCCGGCAATCAGTTACTTAAAAATGGAAGATGCTAAGAAAGGTGTTCACGCTGGTCATATGGAAAGAGATATGAAGTTCTATGGTGGTAATAAATAAATTAATCCTTGAGAATAAACCTTATGTTCAAAAAAATAATAACTAATAAGACAATAAATAATAATATTAAACCGATTGTAACTTTAATAAAATATGGATATAATTTCTCAATAACATGTTCGATTACAGGGTTTAATAAATCATTCTTGATTAATTCTAAATTTTCTTCTTTTTTAAATTCAGTGGATACTTCATATAATCCTTTTTTGATAAGTTTTGATAAATCCATTTAATTATTATTAAACCATAAAATATTTAGAATAATATAACTAAATAATATAACTCATTTATTAATGAATTGTATCGAAAGGATTAAATCATGTTGTGTAGATCTAAAATCTAATGATTATAAATATGAGGATTATCATGTAAAAAATATGGTAATATATCAAAACAAAATAACCAATTTAAACGAATGTATTATTTGTTTGGAAGATATGAAATATAATGAAGATTTAATACTTGTCAAATGTTCACATATTTATCATAAAGAATGTTTAGAAAAATGGATGGTAAGGAGAAGTGTATGTCCTTTATGTAATATAAAAATATAAATGTTTACTTCGGTTACTTCGGTTACTTCGTTAAAAAAAAAAATAGTTAAAGTTAAATTTGAAATTTGAAATAATAATAGTAGAATTATATAAACTAAATAATATTTATTAAAAAATGGGTATTAGATCTCTAACGCAAACGATTAAAAAAGTTTCTCCTGATGCAATTACACATGAGAATCTCTATAAATTAAGTGGAAAAAAAGTTGCGGTTGATGCGAGTTTAATTATGTATCAGCAGCTTTTAAATCAACCGGGTGGGAGGATTTTCAGAGGGAAAGATGGAAAGATTACAAACCATATTACGGGTGTTTTCTATAAAGTGATGAATTATATTGCATTAAATATTGAACTAATCTTTGTATTTGATGGTAAACCTCCTGAAAATAAGGCCAATTGTATTGCGGCAAGGAAAGAAAAGGCTCAGAAAGCACAAGAACTCGCGGAACAAACCGATGATGAAGAAAAAAAAGCTTCATTAAATAAATCTTCGATGCGTTTAACCAAAGAAATGATCTATGATGTCAAACAATTACTTACACTTCTAGGTGTTTCATACATCCATCAGGATGGTGAAGGGGAAGCAATTGCTAGTGAATTATGTAGAATGGGATATGTTGACTATGTTCTAACAGAAGATATGGATACAATGGCATATGGTTGTCCCAAGGTTATTCGCAATTGTATTGATAAATCATTAAAAAGATCAGATATTGTATCAATAATAGATTATGAAAAAGTTGTTGAAGGTATTGGTTTATCTCACGATAAGTTCTTAGATTTCTGTATTCTTTGTGGATGTGATTATTGTGATACTGTCCCAAAAGTAGGTTCAGTAACAGCATTAAAACTCATTAAAAAATATGGCTCAATTGAAGAAATTATGAAAAATACAAACTATCAATTCCCAGAAAATTATTTAGAGATTTTTAATCATGCGAAAGAAAATTTCTATCTTTTCAAGGATAAAATTGTAATTGATGAACTAAAAATGTATCAATCAGAAAAAAATGTAGATGAACTTTATAAGTTCCTAACAGAAGAAATAATGATGAGTGAAAAAAGGGTTCAAAATGCTCTCAAAAAATTTCATAACAATTTTAAGGAATTATAAAATTAAATTAAATCTTCTCAACTTTCTTTGTATCAATCTTAGGATTATTTTCTTCTAATTCCTTCTTCTTTTCATCTTTTCTTTTTTCAATCAAACAACACTCATGGGAATGTGCGTTTAAATGTTTAGCACAGAATACACCTTCGCATTCGCAAGTAAATGATATTAAACCCGTTTTTTTCTTACAGAATGTACATCTTGTTTTCTTTTTTTCACCCATTTCTTTATTATTTATTTTATTTTAAGTTTATTTCATTTAAATATTGTCAAATTTTAAAATGAAATAATTATTTTTCTAAAAAAAAGTAAATCCCCATCCTCTAAACTTTTCATTAAATTTTTTTTCACTTAGACTACTATTATCTGTCAAATAGACACCATCTTTTTTACTCGTTGGGCTTTTTTTACCACCGCCACCAAGTATTTCGCCACCAGATAATCCAGATGATAACAAATCTTTTAATTGTTTTAGTTTATCATCAATCAATGAAGAATCATTTGATTTTGATTCTTTTTTTTCAGGTTCTTCTTCTTCTTCTTCTTCTTCTTCTTCTTCTTCTTCTTCTTCTTCTTCTGTATCTTCGGAATCAGACGATTCATAAGAAGAAGAATCATCTTTTTTCTTTTTCTTCCTTTGTTTTTTACCTTCATCATCGTCAGAGTCGGAAGATGAACTATCTGTATCATCTTCTTTATCTTCATTATCTCCTTTTTCTTTCGCCATAATTCTTTTTTTGTGTTTTGCTTCATCATCACCAGATTCCCATTTCACTTTTTTACCATCCCATAATCCTACTAATTCTTCATCATTATCATATAATTCTTGATTATCTAGATCATGTGTATAAATAATACCATCGATAACAATCTTTTCTTTGGTAATATCTAAATCATAAATATCATCTGTTAATGAACTTTCTTCATCGTAAAATGTTAATGATTTCTGTTTTTTCTCTTCATCAAACCATTCTTTCACTCCTCCTGGATATTCAAGGACATTCGAGAATCCGGAATTCATCATGTGTTGTAAAAGATTATGTGATGCTTTGCATTCCTTATTGGCACAATATACAACTATTGGAACATCTTTCAATTGTAATTTCTTCTTAGTAACTAATTCTTTTAGATCCGGGTAATGTTCAATATTATCCTCAATGAAATCTTTAATTTTTTTATCACGGTTTTTTTCATTAACATCTTCAAGTGGTAGATTTAATGAATCTGGAATTGATTTTTCTGTATGAGAAATCTCGGGTAAAGCATTGATCACAAAATGTGTTTTTGCTTTTAAAACATCTTTAAGATCATCTTTTGTAATATGGCATGTCACAACAACTGTTTTAACATCTGTATCCCACACTTCATCATCTGTTAATGTAACATAATGAACATGTCTTGGATAGGTTATAGAATCTACTTTGTAAGGTTGGGGACAGTTTAATATTAAATCAACTTCACCTTTTTTACCTGTTTTTAAAAGACCAGAATTCTTTTCTTTCCCATAGGCTTTCGCAGCTCCATTTATTTTTTTTGAGTCTTTTTGGGGTTGAGACGCCCAATAAAATACCCATGTATCTTTTTTTGCTTTCACAGATACTTTAACTTCTACATCAGTAATATCTGGTGTTGATTCTTTTAAATCAACTTTTTGAGGATTATATTTATGATCACAATTTAATGCTTTAGGAAGTAATGAGTAATTACCCTCCTTTTTATACCATAAAGGGACTATATTTTCCATATCAGATTCAAGGTCATCGATTAAATTAGATTCACAGGACAAACACTTTTTCACCATTATATTATTATTATTATTTTAATAATTAAAAAAAATATATTTATAAAAAAAATCTTAACATTTTGT